GTGAATTCAAAAGTCGGTTGCCTAATGGCAAGTTTATTGTTGGCGGGGTGTGCTAAACAAACCCCACCACCACAAGCGAATAACGGGTGGCTGAAAAAAACGCCACAGGGCAATTCTCTTAACGTAGCGAAAAGCAGTGCCGGTTCAACTACCGTTGCTTATAGCGACGTCATTAAACAAGCCGCGAGCCATTACGGCGTTGATGAAACACTGATTAAAGCGATTATCCAGGTGGAATCTGGTTACAACCCGGATGTTGTGAGTAGATCCAATGCCGTAGGCTTGATGCAGATTAAAGCCTCTACCGCCGGGCGTGATGCGTACCGGATGAAAGGGCGCAATGGTCAACCGAGCTCTCGTGAGCTAAAAGATCCAGTGAAGAATATTGATATTGGTGCTGCTTATATCAACATTCTACAAAATCAGCAGTTAGCGGGGATCAACGACCCGCAGACATTACGTTATGCCACCATCGTTTCTTATGCGAATGGCGCGGGGGCTATGTTGCGGACTTTTTCATCAGATAAACGTCTGGCAGTCAATAAAATTAATAGTCTTAGCCCAAACGAATTTTATCAGCATATACAAAAGAAGCACCCGGCTGCACAGGCTCCACGTTACTTGTGGAAGGTGGATACCGCTTACCGGGCGATGTCAGAGTAATGCTAAAACGCTAACCGATGTAGCCTATGGATGGTGTAGCATCGGCTAGCGTTTACTTTAAATTTTACGGCAAGTTACTTTTTTATTTTACTTTGAAATTATATTTACTGAGTCTTGATATTTAAGCCATGATGAAGCGCGGCGCGATAAATTTGCCAGAATTAGCGTGATAAATCGCTCCGCGTTTTGTTTCAACATATAAAACAGAATTACAGACTTTTCACCAGTTGCAGATGATCAGTTCCCTACTTTGCTTTTTTTGCCTGCCCGTACCACCGAGGGAATACCTGATATCTGCTGTTTTTGTGGTTAACCCTCTGAACATCTGCCGCATCTCATCAATGTTATTGACGGATATTATCATGTGCCCTTGAATTCCTCGCGCTAGCTCAGCCATGTGCTGGTATTGCTCAAGTCCAAACTCGGTCCCGTAACCTTCGGTACCCCAGTATGGTGGATCGAGATAGAACAACGTATGCGGACGATCATACTTCTTGATGCATGCTACCCAGTCCAGATGCTCAATATAAGTGCGAGATAGCCGAAGATGTGCTGCTGAGAGGGTCTCCTCAAATCTCAGTAGATTATCCACCGGCCGCATGCCCGTCGTGCTGATCCCCGCCTACGAAACCGCCTGCGGCATCGATTTTGTCACCCGCTGGCTGGCGGCCAGCCGGGGCAAACTGGTGATCGATATGCCCAAGGGGCGCACTGTCAGCACCCAGGCACTGTCCGAGTTGCAGCTCATCCTGAATGAAACCATGAATATGTTGATCCGTTTTTACGGTGGTTCATGCGAAGCGGAAGAAACCCTCAGTGCCCTGCAGAACGCCCTAGATCCGCTGGCCTGGCATAGGGGTAACGTACAGCAATACCAACAACCCGAGTTCGATTTGGAGGAGGTAGAGCAATGAAACCAAGCATACTAAAACCCGGCCAACGGGTGCTCATTAAGCCCGCTTACGGCTGCAACACCATCCGACAGGGTACTTTTATTCGCCGTGTTTCCCGACAACCCAACCGCCCAGCTCACAGTGTGATCCGCATTGATGATTTTAGAGGGCTGTTTGGTCCTCAGGATTTAGGTGACACCGTATTTTCTGATTACGAGGCTGCGCGACGACTACAACCTATCTGGAGCTAGAGATGATTAAAAAAACAGGTATATCAACGGCTGCGGCACGGACATTACGCGTGCTGATTGCACTCAAGGGACACACACTTACCGGTATTTCAAACAGTGAATTGGCCAGAGCACTCGGTGAGTCGCCAGCGAATATCAACCGGGCACTGAACACCCTGATCAGCGAAGGGTTAGCCATCAAGATGGAGTCTGGCCGGTTTTCTCATTCGATGCAGATGTTACAGATAGCACAGGCCCATGTGGAGCAGGTCAACCGGCTGCAACATCACATCAGTGAGACTAACCAACGTATTGCTGCAGGCTCATTGTAGTTAAGACAAGGAGAAAATCATGGCCAGAAAAGCGAACCCTATCCCCGATATTGCTGAGCTGCCTGATCTACCGGGGGAGAAAATTATTCAGGATATGAATATTGCCAATCAGCATAGTACCGAGATCGCCGTGCAATTCGATAACGGCCTGCCTTATGACCGCCATCGTGTGGTACATGAAACCAAGTTCTATCTGTCCCAATCGGCGGAGGCCATGCTGGAGGCCGGTAAACGTCTGGTAGTGTTGAAGGAGAATGAACCATATGGATATTTTGTTGAGATTGTCGAGGAGCAACTGGGACTCACTGCGCGAACAGCTCAATTAACGATGAAGGCATCGCTTAAATATTTATCCCCGAAACTGGAGTCAAAAGCGAAATCGATTTCGCTTTTGGGTAAGACCAAACTATTCGATTTAATGACAGAAGATGACGATGAACTTGTCTCATTAGCAAGTGGGGGCACAGTCGCTGGCCTGACATTGGATGAGATAGATCGTATGACCAGCCGCGAACTCCGGGCCGCCCTGCGTGACTCCCGTGCCGATGCAGAGGCACAAAGCCGTATCCTGGCTGACAAGAACAGCAGGATAGACCAACTCACCACCAAACTGGAAAAACAGTCATTGATCGCCACAGGTTCGCCAGACCCAGACGCCGAGGGGGAAGCCCTGCGCCGAGAAGTCACCACATTTACCTATGCCGTTGAGATGGCGATCCGGAGCAATTTATACAGTGGCTTTGAGCATCTACAGGAACATACCAATGAGTGCGGTATAGATCACGGTGAATATATGAGCGGTTGCCTGGCCCAAATCGAGTTCGCCCTCCAACAGTTGCGGCATGTATTTGACGTCAAACAGACCCCAAATGGCGAGGTCGTACCCGCCTGGATACGCGAACCTGCCCCTGACGTACAACGCCCTGACTGGATGGGGTCGTAACATGAGCCCCGCAATGACAGAACGCATTCTGCAAGTCGCTGCCGACGCAAAGCGGGCCGGTCATGGCGGTAAAACGGCGCTATATCAGGCAGCCTGTCAGGAGATGCAGATCAGCCTGGGGACGCTGCACCGCAAGCTGAAGCAGCTCATAGTACAACCTGTGCGCAAACGCCGTGCCGATGCAGGTAAAACAGCACTCACCAGCCAGGAAGCCATGATGCTTAGCGCTGTCCTGATAGAGTCCACGCGCAAAAATGGTAAACGGCTGCTGGCGGTGGAGGATGCTGTTGAAATGTTGCGCAGTAATGGTCAGATCCGGGCAGAATATATCGATGCCGACACCGGGGAAATTCAGCGGCTGTCAACCTCGGCGATTGTCCGCGCATTACGGGGCTATGGGCTGTATCCCGATCAACTGACTGCACCGGCTCCGGCCTGCGAACTGGCCAGCCTGCATCCTAACCATGTCTGGCAGATCGATGCCAGCCTGTGTGTGCTCTATTACCTCGCCAATGGTCATAGCCTACAGGTGATGGATCACAAAAAATTCTATAAAAACAAACCCAAAAACCTCAGCCGTATCGCCGCTGAGCGGGTCTGGAGTTACGAAATCACCGATCATACCAGCGGTTGGATCTATGTCGAATATGTGCTGGGGGCGGAATCGGGCGAAAACCTGTGTTCCGTGCTGATCAATGCCATGCAAGAACGTAACACGGGGGATGTCCTGCATGGAGTACCTCAAATTCTCTATCTGGATCCTGGCTCAGCCAACACCGCAGGGATGACACGCAATTTATGCCGCTCCCTGGGTATTAAACTCCTGGTCCATAAGGCGGGAAATGCCAGGGCCACTGGGCAGGTAGAGAAGGCTCGGGATATCATTGAACGCAAATTCGAACCGGGTTTGAAGTACCAACTGATCAACAGCCTGGATGAATTAAATGAGTTAGCCCGGCAATGGCGACAGTATTTTAATACTACTGCTATCCACCGCAGGCACCGTCAGACCCGAACGGCGGTTTGGTTAACGATCAGCCATGAACAGTTGATCAAAGCCCCCACGGTGGCAGTGTGCCGGGAACTGGCGGTGGCATCACCTGAGAGCCGGGTGGTCACGACGAAGCTGCGCATCCCCTTTCGGGGGACGGAGTATGATGTATCCAGCGTCCCCGGCGTGATGGTGGGTGAAAAAATAATGATCACCCGCAATCCCTGGCGGGACAGTGCGGCACAGGTAGTACTCATTGATGCAGACGGACATGAGTATTACCACCTCATTGAAGCCGTGGAGAAGGATGAACTGGGGTTTGCCGCCACGGCATCAGTCATCGGCCAGAACTATCGCCGACCGGCTCATACCCGTGCCCAAAAAGCAGCAGCAGAAATCGAGCAACTGATAACCGGGACGGACAACCCCACGGATGCCACCCTGAGCAGGAAGACTAAAGCGCTGCCGTTCGGCGGGCGAATCAACCCTTACCAGCATATTGATGACACCGAGTTACCTGCCTATTTACCCAAGCGCGGGCAGGCATCGACAGTGCGGGCTCCCCGCCAGGAGCAACGGCCTTTGACGCATGTCGAGGCGGCAAGGGTACTGCGTAACAAACTCAGTGCTGCGGGCCATGACTGGTTGCCCAGCCACTTCACCGTCTTACAGACAGGCTGGCCGAATGGCATTGACGAGTTGGAGATAGACAAAGTTGCCGACGCGCTAATGCACATCCCGCGATTAATCGCCGTTAACGATCAATGAGGAGACACTGCATGCAGCCATTAAAAACGCTACTACAGCAGCACGATATCACCCAGACGGCGGTTGCGGTAGCCACTGGCGTCTCACCGGCGACGATATCGCAGATGATCAATCACAATATCTGGCCCAAGAAAAACAAGACAAGGGCGATGTTACGCAGCCGGATCACCGGTTTTCTGGCTCAGTATAACATCGCATTTGAATTTGAAGTGACACAGGCGGAAGCCCCCGCCCGTGTCGATGTAACATCCACTGATACCAAAGAGGAACACCCCATGTTACTGGCAAAACAGGTGCTGTATCCAGCAGCCAAGAAACATTTTTCTCTTTACCGTGACCCATTCTATAAAGAGGTACAGAGCGCGGATGATGTATTTACCAGCCCGGATATCCGCTATGTGCGCGAAGCCTTGTATCTGACCGCCAGGCATGGCGGGTTTATGGCTGTGGTCGGTGAGTCCGGTTCGGGGAAATCGACATTGCGCCGAGATCTTATTGAACGCATCAATCGAGAGAACGCACCCATTATCGTGATCGAACCCTTTACCATCGCCATGGAAGATAATGACTTGCAGGGAAAGACGCTGAAAGCCTCACATATCGCCGAAGCCATCATCAATACGGTGCAGCCTCTGGAGGTCATTAAACGTTCGTCTGAAGCAAAATTCAGACAACTACAAAGGGTACTTAAGGAAAGCTCTCGCGCTGGATACAGCCATATTCTGATTATCGAGGAGGCGCACAGCTTGCCACTGGCCACCCTAAAGCACCTGAAGCGTTTTTTTGAGCTGGAAGATGGTTTCAAAAAGTTGCTCTCTATCGTGCTGATTGGGCAGTCTGAGTTGGGACTCAAGTTGTCGCAGCGCAATCACAACGTGCGGGAAGTCGTACAGCGCTGTGAGGTTGTTGAGCTGCTGCCCCTGAACGACAAGCTGGAAGAATACCTGCAGTTCAAGTTCAGCCGTGTCGGTAAGATAATGACTGACGTTCTGGCAGAGGATGCACTGGAGGCCATAAAAGCACGCCTCACCAGCCAAGGAGGTCGGAGGGGAACGGTGTCACTACTACATCCACTGGCGGTGGGCAACCTGATCACAGCTGCAATGAACTTAGCTGCCGAGATAGGCTCACCGACTGTAACGGCTGATGTGATTAAGGGGCTGTAAGGTCACCGCATTGCCGATACACATTAAGGGGTGAACATTATGAAAACCTTTAAATATGGCTTATCTGGTGAGGATGTACTGAATTACCACAAGCTTGCGCCTGTTGACCGGGTGACATTATGGATTGCCGTTATTGGGCTTATTATCCTGACTGCCATCGGGAGCATTGGGAGTGGTAAGAGCGTTTACCTAGCGGAAACGGATAGAGTCAATGGTATTAACGATGGTTATGAGATCATTGATCCCCATCATATTTGTAGTTGGGGAGAACCAAAAAACACCGCGTGTGAGTTAATTCATTAAACCCCTTTGCATTGATTTGCCGTTAATCCGGCAGGCATCGCAGAACCTGAGCTCAACGTTGAGGTAATAAATATGGAAACAAAAATCCCTGAAGGATACTGGCCGGATGCAAAGGGCTGCTTAATTCCTGAAAGCCTGATTAAACCCATAGATAAAGAACGGGACGCTCTGGTGCGAGAAATCGCAGCTAATGCCAAAGTGGTTAATCAGGCATTGGCAAATTTCAAGGGGCAAGCATTTGGTGATATCCAGGCATTTATTGAACTGTCTGCTGACCAGTACGATACAAAATTAGGCGGTAAAAAAGGCAATATCACACTGCATTCATTCGATGGCCGATTCAAGCTCCAGCGAGCTATCCAGGAGAGTATTGCATTCGACGAACGGTTGCAGGCCGCGAGGGCCTTGATTGATGAATGCCTGCATGAGTGGACGGCTGATGCCGGGCCTGAACTGCGGGTTATTGTCGACAAGGCATTCACCGAAGATAAGGAGGGCAACATCAGCACTGGGCGAGTTTTGGGGCTGCGCCGCTATGACATCACTGATCCCCGCTGGTTACGCGCCATGACGGCCATCAGCGAGTCGGTACAGGTGGTTTGTTCGACCAGCTATATCCGGGTCTATGAGCGTATAGGAGACACGGATAAATACCAGCCCATAACGCTAGATGTCGCAGGGGTGCCATAACCGAATCACTCAGTTAGCGGGAGGACCTAGACCATGAATAGAAGTCAACTCGTAAAACTCATTCATGTTGCAAAGCGTGATCGCCGACTGGACGACGATACCTATCGTCAACTACTGATTAAATACACAGAATTGGACAGCACTAAATATATGGAGGTTAAGCAGCTACAGCAGGTTATGAATGCGATGAAATCACTGGGTTTCAGGGTAAAATCAAAACTTCGTACTGCAGAGCAATGCAAGAGCGCCGACAAACAGTCTGCGATGATCCGAGGTATCTGGCTGGAGCTGGCTGATCGAGGGGTCATCCGTGATCGCTCAGATCGAGCTATGAACGCTTTTATTTATCGCTGCACCGGCATAGGACGCTTGGAATGGATCAGTAGCCAACAGTCCAGTCAGGTGATAGAACAGCTGAAAAAATGGCGTAACAGAGTGCAGAATCAGGCTCCTGGCAATGATGCGTCATAAATTGCATCAAATAAGTTTGAGAGGTGGCAAATGTCTATATTCCGTAAACATGGCCCTGAGCTACTGGTTGATTTGGCTGACATGATATCGCTAGCGGCACAGGAGATACTGGGGGTCAACACTGTACAAGCTGAAATCTTGGCTCAGGATGTTGCGATTAAGATTTCTCAGACATGGGGAGGCCAGCTTGTCTACATGCCACAAGGAGCGAAAATAGAGCGGGCAAACACACATCTGGCTATCTGGGAAGCCTTCACGGGGCATAACCATGGTGAGGTTGCCCGCCAATTCAACATCTCCGAGCAAAGCGTTTACCGCATTGTTAAGCAGCAACGGAAAGAGGTGGCGAACAGGATACAGGGTGACCTCTTTACTGGCATAGCCGCTAGTGATGAGGAGGAGGCATGA